CCTCTCCGAGTGCGGCTTTAATAACGGCTTGCCTAAGATATGTAGATTTTACAGCTATCATTTATAGCCACCTCCTATAATATTTACTTAAAATATCGACTTCGAGAGTAGTAGCGTCGAACGTATATTCGAACGTACCGCCGGTCGGAGACCATACCGGAAAGAGACCGTCTCCCTCGATTATCTCACTATTCTTATAAATAATCTCGTTAAAAGAGTCGATAGTTATTACGTCGCCGATAGCGAATATACCAGTTACGGACATATAGGTATTCTCGATAGCGTTACCGATAGAGATAGTTACCGGAGCGTCGTCGGGGTTAATATCTATTATCGTAATCGTCGTAAGCGGTTGAGCGAAGTAAGAACCTCCGCCAACTACCGGAATATTAGTAGATGTTGTAATTCCTACTTCTTCTACTAGGGTAGTTTCGTATTCGTCTTTAGCGAAAGGATTAGGAGCGACGAGCTGTAGGTTAAACGGCATACGGCTAACGTCGGTATTCTTTCTAGCGGTCTGTAGCGACTCTACGTTTACTCGCCATACTCGGTACTCTCCTCGGTAATATATCCTTAAATCGAGTCCTCGACGGTTAACGTAGCCTTTAAGTTGGTCTAAAGCTCCGTCGGCGTTATCTTCCGTATCGGCTTGAATATAGCCGGTTAGATACATCTTACGGCTACCGAACTTCTCGAAGACCGCTTTCGCTCCGTCTTTACGAGCTAACTCGAGTACGCTTACTGCTTTAGGAGGAGCGTTAAAAGCGTCCGTCTCTACTATTCGGAAGTATCCGGCTTGTAAGTCTAAGCCGTCGAGGGTTACTGCTCTAGCCATTAGTCGGTACTCCTTGCATTGCTAGTTCGCTAATTCGATTAAATCTATCCCAAAAGGCGTTACTAGCCTCTGCGTTCTCGTTATGGATAGTACCGTAGTTATTAAATACGATACCGTTATCTACTACCTTAGTACCGCCGGAAGTTCCGTTAGCCATAGACCTTAGAATATTCTTCGATTCGTTATTAGAGAAAACGTCCGTACCTCTAGGTAGGTTAACTATCTCTCCACCTCGTCCGGCTATATCGCCGACTATCGCCGGACCACCTCTAAAGTTCTTTACGCCGGTATAGAGCGTCGGTAACTGTGGCATACTAAAACCTTTACCGCCGATTCCTGGCACCCAATCCGGAGCGGTAAAGCTTAACTTACCGACCGTACTATTCCAAAAGCCCGAGATAGCGTTAAAAGCCGTCTTAAACGGAGACGTAATCGTATTCGTTAGGCTACCGATAGCGTTACCTATATTAGAGCCGATATTCTTAAAGAAGTTAATAATACCGGTTATCTTATCCGATACCCAGTTATAGGCGTTTACGACGGCGTTCTTTACGTCTACGGCGAAGTTCCATATCGCTTTACCGGCGTTAACGAACCAAGTAATAACATTTACTATTACGTTTATAACCCAACCTATAATCTCTATAACGATTTTAAGTACGTTTATAAAGATATAGATTTGAGCGATAATAACGACCCCGATAATTATTCCGAGTATCTTTAGCGTAGGAAGAAGAACCGGCTCGATAAGATTCCATAGACGTTGTAACGCTGGCCATAGGTCGTTTACTATAGCGTCTTTAAGCGAGTTAAAGGCTGGCATTAGAATAGGACCAATTACCGCCCATATCCTATCGAACGCTAGTTTAAGAGCGTCTACCGTCTGTTGTAGTCCTCCGAAGTGTTGAATTACTAAGAAGACCGCTCCGCCGATTGCGGCTAAGACGGCGATAATTATAAGACCTACCGACCCAATAGCTGCGATAGCCGTAGCGAGAGAGCCGAGGATAATAAGTAATGGTCCGGCTGCGGCGACTACTCCGGCTATTACGAGGATAACTTTCTGCTGTCCGTCCGAAAGCTTATTAAACCAATCGAGAACCTTATTACCGACCTCTAGGACTTTATTCCATATCGGAGCGAGTTTTTCTCCTAGCTCCGCCGATAGCTCTTTCATACGCTCTTTAGTCATACGAGTAGAGTTAGCGAGTCCGTCGGACGTTCTAGCGAAGTCGCCTTGAGCGTTCTTCGTTTTGTCCATTACGTAAGCGTAGCGAAGCTGTACTAGCTCGGCTTGCGACATTTCTTGTATCGACTTATTTATACCTCTAGCCCTAGCGTATTCCTCTAGGTTGGTTTGGGTCATTACGATACCGAGACCTTTAAGAGCTTCGGTCTCTCCGGTATAGATTCCGGCTAAAGCAGTCTGAGCCCTTTCGAACGATACGTTCTTAAAGGAAGACATATCCGCCCCTAATTGAGTAAGAGACATCGACATTTTAGAGGCTTCTTCTTGAGTTTGCCCCATACCAGTACCCATATCGCCGAATAGAGCCGTAGCGTCTAAGGCGGATTGTTGAGCTAGACCCATAGATTTAATCGACGTTTTCGCCCACTCTTTAACCGTAGCGGACTGATTACCGAAAGATACGTCGACTTTATTTATCGTCTCTTGTAGGTCGGAGAACGCCTTAATAGATACTCCGGCTGCGGCGACTATAGGTAACGTAAGAGTAGCGGTCATTTTACCACCTACGTCTTTCATTTTAGAACCCATTTTATCGAGCCGGTCGCTAAGAGAGCTAAACTTCTTTTCGGCGTCATCTACGTGGCGATTAACCTCGTCGAAAGCCTGTTTAGCCTTATTATGAGCCTCGATTAAGATTTTTAGTTTAGCTTCATCTGTCATATTTATATGATACCACTTTTACGACTTACTTTGATTCTCGTTATATTCGGTTTCTATCTCGAACTTTATCGAAAGTAACGTAATAAACCAAGCCGGTTGCCTAACGTAATCTTGGTAAGTCCAGCTCATCAACGAACAAAGTTGTATAATCCCGAACCGGCTATCCGAGATTTTTACTTGTTTGCTTCCGGAGAGGACTTTGTAGTACTCGTCTCGGAGCTGTTCTCTTTTTTTTCCGGTACGTCTCCGTCGACTACTTTCTGTACTTCGGCGGTAACGAAGCTATAGTCTTTAGCTCGCATATTTAGAACGGAGTTAACTACGTCGTTTTCTTTACCGTCTACGGATACGACAACGACTTCTATAGAGGCGTTTTCTTGGTCGGAGAGCATAGACTCGCTTAATTTAGGAGTAAGCTTTTTACCGTCTTGGGTAGTACCTACGCCTTTAAACATCGCTCCGTCTATCTTCTGCGATTCTCGTCCGGTAATCCACGAACGTAAAACTACAACGTGTCCTTTAACCGGCGTTACTATTTCGAAAGTTTCTCGGTCTTCCATTATACTGGTCTCCTTTTAAATTACTTAACTCTAGTAGTTAGAACCGGTCTGAGTATTCGTTAACCTAGCACCTATCATAGAGCTATCGGCTTGAGAATATAGAGCGGTAAACGTAAGAGTCTGCTTTAATGGGTCGTTAGCGTCCCAACCTCGTTCGAACTCCTCGAATACTACTTCGTTAAGGTCGAAGCGAAGTTGAGGGTTATGTCCGCTTCCGAGGTCGGTAGCGGTATCTATCATATCGAGACGTATGGCTCGGTGTACGTTCGTAAGAGCGTAAGTACGTTGGGTGGTAGATTCGAAGTAAAGCTCAATAGTACCGGTAACGCTAAACTGCTTGTTAATGATGTCTTCCGGCTCGTTAGAACCTAGAACGTAGAGAGCCTCGGCGTTCTTAGCGACTTCCATATTAAAGCTAGTTACGTTAATAGCGGAGGCTGCGTCTAACCCTGCGGCAGTCGAAGCTAGTTTTAGGCTAACTTGGCTAGGAATAAACTCGACTTCGTTCGTAAATGCCGGAGTATTAGAAGCCGAAGCCGACTTCTTACTAATAAGGTTGATAGTTCGCATTACGTAGTCGTCTACGGCGACTTCTAACGCCCACGTATTTACCATACCGTAAGGGAAGCGAACGTCTTGTAGAGCGTCCTCGTAGCCGATACAGAGCGAATCGTGAGAGTTATTATTAGCGAGGGTATAAGTATGGTCGTAAACGCCCGAAGTAGCTCGCTGTACGGAGCTAGGAGAAGTACCGAAGACTCCGGTAAGTTCCGCTCCTACGCTATTAAGGAATATCTTACCGCCGTATTCGCCCTCTGCCCATAGCTTGACTATATCAGCGTCGTTATTTTCTTCGATACGACCCATAGCGGAGTCGTTCTTTACATATTCGGCTTTATCGTCGAAAGAATAGCTTTTAACTGGTACCCAAAAAGTAGGAGCTAAAGCCGTACCTTTCGTAGCTTCTACCGCTATACCTATAGCACCGGTACGACCGATAATTTTACTCATTATTTAGTCTCCTTTTCTTGTTCTTTAAGATGTTTTTCTAACGCTTTTTCGGCTTCCTCTAGGGAGCTAGCCTCTACGCTAAAGCTATAACGAGGAAAATTATATACTTCTAGAGAGGTAGTCTTTTCTTCTACTACTTCTTCGGGTTTAGCTTTTTCTTCTACTTTAGACATTTTACGTTAACTCCTATACTTTAATGATACTATAACACGCCGATTTAATATAGATTCGGCTTTTGTTGGGTACTCTCTACGTTAAAGCGAAGTATCCCCTCGACCGAAAAGATATTCGTACCTCGTTTTTCCACACCTAGACCGTAGTCTATCTGTAATCCGTTATCGTTGATAGATATAAACAGGTTATCCCCGAGTTTTTGATTCTTCCTAAGAGCGTAAGCGAGGGTATTCGTCTTTAGCTTAAAGGTCGGGTCTCGGGCTTCGATATATTCGTAAAGCTTATTCGTACCTCTCGTAAGGTCGTAGGATTCGTTTAGGTCTCGAGTCCAGTCGTATATAACGGCGATAACGATAGGCTGTACGTGCCGGTCTTGCATTGTTCCGTCGGAGAGGATAGTCGTACCGTCTCGGGCTACACTAACGACCGGAAGCTCGCTCTTAGGTTGAGCGAGTACGTCGCCGTAAACGTAGTGTCCGACTAATTCCGGTGGTCCGTCGGCTTCTAACATATCTATTAGAGCTTTTAGTATCGGGTCTCGATATTCTGCTAATCCCATATTATGCGTTTCCTCTCATAGCTCTTATTATATGCTCTTGGAACTCTTTTTGTATGAATTGTTGTCGGTCTCGGTCTATTTTCATCATTACTCGACGAGGTAACTTCTTACGAGGTTTATTTGACTGGTGGTATTTAAAATACGGAGTCGGGTTAAATATCTCGATATAGTTCGGGCCAAGATTCTGTTTAAAGTTACGACGCATAGCCGTAGTTTTTTCTAGGAGAGGGTGCGGTAGATTATCTTTACGAGGTACCCAACGACCGAATAAAGCTCCTCGACTAGAGAAGTTCGTATCTATCGAGCCTCGAACCTCCGCCCCGATACGGAATAGCGGTCGCTTCCAGTCGCTTATATCGTTCGGAATAGTTAATAGCCGTCGAGATAATTGCTTTTCGCCCTCTAGAGTTACCCTTAGTTCTATCATCGAGGTTAATCTCCTCGCATAAAGCTGTCGTCTTGGCTTACCGTATCGTTATAGGTAGATAAATCCGTATTACGAGCGAATAGATTACCGTCGCTACGTCCGGAAGCGACTACTCGGCTCGTAGAACCGGTAGCGTCGACTATCTCGTTAATAAAGTCCATTAGGATACTCTTAGCGGAAGCGAGCTTTTTATAGCCGTCCTTAGAGCTTTCTTCGGTATCGGCGGATAATCCGTAGTCTCGGATAAGAATTAAAGCTCCGGCGTATAAACGAACGAACGTCTTAACCGTAGCCGGTACGTCGGTATCTTGCCACGTCGTATAGTCGAGAATACCTTTTAGCTTACGCTGAGCCCAGTCTATAGCCTCTTTACGGTATTTATCGACTTTAGCGTCGGATAGAGCGGATTTAGCGTAAGAACCGAGTACGGTAGCCCCATTAGCCGGAGCTGCCGCTAAAGTAACCGCTCCGGTCTCTACGTTAACGGCGGATACGGTTACGGCTACGTCGTTTACGTAAGCGATAAAGTCGCCGTCTACGACTCCTACGTCGATAGTATCGTTATAGTTACGGTCGACTATAAAAGTATTTTTAGCGTAATAGATAGTATTAGAGCCGTTAGCGAGTCCGGTTAATTCCTCGAACTTAACGAGGTGGTAATGCCCTGATTCTTCTCGTATATCTTGGTAGGAAGAATAATCTTTATCGGTAACGGCTGCCATACTAGCTACTCCAATTTCGTTTTATTAAGAAGTAGCGTCGCTTTCGCTGTTGCTAGCCTCGGCTTCGACTATAGCCTGTGCTACTTCGGTCTTGTTTTCTAACTTCTCGGGAGCTTCTACGCCCAAGCTAGTAGCTAGAGCGTCGAGGTCTTTTCGAGATTCTTTTAATAGAACGTCTAGACGGCTCTCCGTCGTAGTTTCGTCGCTATCTTCTTCCGCTTCGTCGCTAGAAGAATCTTCGCTATCCGTATCCTCTGTAGTAGAGTCTTCTTCGGTGGTTTTGGTATCGGTACTTGGTGCGTCGCTTTCGCTGTTGCTAGTCGTCTCGCTCGAGTCTGATTCGCCCTTATCCGAGACGCTCTTAACTTTGAGTCTTGAATCATCTTTAAATACCTTTACTTCCTCGTTAGTCAATTCGAGAACTTGAGGCTCGAGAACGGTAAACTGTACTCCGCCTCGGTAATAAGTTCGTTTAGCTCCGCTTTGGTTAGAAGCGAGAAGCGTTATTTCGTATTTCTTAGTCTTTGCCATAAGTTTGGTCTTCTTTCTTATTAGTTATTTAAGTATCTAGGGAGGAAGTAATCCTCCTCCCTATTATACTAACTTTAGGCTACTAGAGAACCGATAGCTTTCTGGTAGAGACCGTAACCTGCGTTACCTCTCCAGTAAGTACCGTAGTAATTCTTCTTACGCATAAAGTTGCTTTCGCTACCTTCTTCGAGTGCTTCGAACGGAATAAATTCACGCTCTTGAACTACGAAAGGCTTAATGATACCGGCTACGTTAAGCAAGTACCAGTTATTCGTATCTGCCAACCAGTCGGCGACAAGGATACGAGCCTTACCCTTTAGGGTGTTAGTAGCACCGTTAGAGTTAACTAGAGCTTCGAAAATAGTCTCGGCTGTAGCTTCTAGGTCGGCAGGGACTACGATAAGTAAGTCCATATTACGATTCATTGTAGGACGACCGAAGTCATCTTTCATTTTACGTAACATTGTCCTAGCTGTTTGGAAGCTAGTAGCGTCTAGAGCGACGGTAAGCTTGTTACTCTGAGTAGAACCAGTTTCGCCGATAGGGTGGTCCGTATCGAAGAAGTACTGTCCGTCGTAACATAGGCTAGTAAATCCGCCAGGAAGCAAAGTCTCGAAGACTAGCTCGTCTGGGAAAGCCTTAGCTGATTCACCGATAGACTTAGCCTGAATACCGTACTGTCCGGTCTGGTCGTCTTTAATATCGGCGTGATTTACCTCGATAGAAGCTTCGAACTCCTCGTTAGTAATCGTGTAGGTGTGTTCCAAAAGCTTTTTAGGAACACGCTCGCCTTTCATACGGCGTAGGCGAGGGATACTGCCAATCCAAGCGTAGTTTTCGCTACGTGCGGTTGACGGTACTTTTGTTGCGACTTCTTGCCAATGCGTTTCTACCGAGTTATAACCCTCGAAGAAGTTGGTAAGCAAGCCTTTTGCTAGAATAGATTCCATTTTAGTATATTACCTTTCTTACCCTATTACGCTCGGTCTCGAATATCGACTCGAACTTTACTTGATGATAGAACTTCGACTACTCGACCAACGACAATATCGTTAGTAGTAGTACCGGCTACGTCTACAGTCTGGTTATCGGAACAAGTTACAACTGTATTAACGTCGCTCTGTGCGGCACTAAATGCCGTATTAAAGGTATAAACGCCTGTGCGTCGAACCTTAATAGACTTGTCTCCGGCTGCTCCGGCTGAGTTGTCTACGCTTTCGTCGGCTACACCTACGATAACAGTTGAAGCGTCGTCTCCGGCGTTAACTGCGTAACCTGCGGCGTTGATAGCGACCAAAGCTCCCTCGAAAATGCTCTCTGCACCTTGGAGGAATGATAGTACTTCGCCGTCTTGGCGGTCAGTACTAGCTTTTCGTTCTGTAATATCTGCCATTACTTTGAACCTTTCTTATTGTACTTAGCTGATAATGATTTGAGAGCCTCCCGAAAGACTGGGTCTTTCTCCGCTAGCTCGTCCATTTTTGCGGGGTCAGCTCCAACAGCTTTAAATCCTGCTAGTTCTGCTTCTGAAAGTGTTTCGGACGGCTTCTTATTTTCGTCGCTGTTCTGACTAGAATCGTCGTCCTGATTCTCGTCTTCCTTATCTGAACCGTTTTCTTCGGTCGAAAACTTTACGTTACCGGCTTCTAGAATATCTAATACTACGGTAGCGAGGTCGATTTTCTTACCGGCTTCGGTAGAAAGCTGTACGCCTTGCCCTAGTTTAGCTAGCCCCATAATCTTAGCTTCTTGAGCCGGAATAACTTTACCGGCAGATAGAAGACTCTGATAACGCTCTTTAATAGCGTATTCGGCGTTTTTAAGTTGAGCCTTAGCGAGAGCCTTATCTTTATCGGCTTCCTCGTCCTCGTCTTCTTCGTCTTCTTTTTTATCGTCGTCGGCGTTCTCGTCGGAATTAGAGCCGTCGCTATTAGCGTCTTCGTCTTTATTTTCATCGTCAGAGTTAGAGTCTTCGTCTTCTGTAGGAGCTTCTGCGTCGGCGATTTGAGTAGTAACTTCTTCGGCTACTTCCGTAGGAACGGTTACTTCTTCTCCGGCTTTTACTACTACGGTTACGTCTTCGTCGCCGTCCTTATAGGTAACGGTTACGTCGAACTCTTTGTCGTTTTTGATAGTTGATTCTTCCACGTTAGATAACTCCTTTACTTTCGTTCTTGATAGCATTATAGCACCGTCTGTAGCGAGCGATAACCCTACCGGTTTAAATGATTTACTTAGCTTACTTAAAGCTTCTCCTACTTTTTCGAACGCTGTCATACCGATAAGATACGGCGTATTAACTAAAGCGACGTGTAGAAGCGTAGCTCCGTAGTGTTTTCCGTTATCTTGGCGGATAAAATCCCACATAAAGCTAATAGATACGTCGAATATAAGACCGTTATCTAGTTTAGCTTGGGTATCTTCGTCGATAATTTTAAGGTTAGCGTAGAGACCGTCTCCGGCTACTACTTCGAGAGATTCGACTAATCCGGTATTAACTCGTACGTCGTCGGTATGATTTAGCGGTACAGGTACAGGAGAGCCGAGAGCGTCGTCGTTAAAGTTCTTAACGATAGTTTCGCCCCACGCTTCGTCTAGAGTCATATTCGGGTCGTCTGAGAACCAAGGATAATCCGGATTAACCCACTGTCCGAACTTAGCGATTTGCTTCCTATAAATAGAGCCTTTAAAAGTCGCCTTTTGAGTATCCTCGGTGGCGAACTGTAAGATATTACCGTATTTAGTTTTCTTTGGCATTATTTTATCTCCATATTTTAATGATAGCATATTCTATTTATTTAACACTAGCTAAGAAGCTTTGGTCGTCTGCGTCCTTTAGACGGTCTCCGGCGGTCTTTCCTCCGAGGTCGGTAGCCCAAGGGTTAGAAGCCGAACCCGAGTCGTTTAACTTCTCTCCCATTGTACCGGCGGAATTAAATACCGTAGCGACGGCGTTCCATACGGCTGCCGCTAAAGCTTCCGGACTTAATTCGGTAAACGGCGTAATATCGGCGGACATATCTCCTTTAGCGGTTACATCTCCGGTTAGAGTACCAGTACCTATTAAAGTAGCTACGCAGTCGGCTAATGCCCCTAACGCTCCGGTAAGGTCTCCGCTACCGGCTAAATCGGCGGTCGCTTCTAACTTACCTACTATATCGCCGGAGATTCCTCCGATACCGGATAGAGTAGCTACGGCGGAAGCGATAAGCCCTAGACCGGCGTTAGAGATAATACCCGAACCGGCTAAGTCGGCTTCGG